CGTGCTACAGGTGGCAATCTAAAAGCACCAAGTAAAAAGGTAGGCAACAAACGTAGAGCTAGTTTTTGTGCGAGAATGAAAGGGATGAAAAAGAAATTGACTTCAGCTAAAACTGCAAGAGATCCTAACTCAAGAATTAATAAATCTCTTAGAGCCTGGAACTGTTAATGAAGAAGAAGGGTTGGGTTAAAAATAAATCTACAGTAATTATTTGTGGCTATTGTCAAGAATGTAATAGACAACTATTGAATAATGAAGGTGGATGGATTATAACTCATACCAAGAAATATTTTTGCCATGATGGTAAAGATGGTTCTTGCTTTGATAATTATTGTGAACGTAAATTAAAGGAGAAACAATATGCCGATGGTAGGAAAAAAGAAGTTCAGTTATACGAAAGCTGGAAAGAAAAAAGCAAAAGCATACGCCAAGAAAAAGGGTATGAAAATGAAATCAAAAGGTAAATACTAATGAAGAAAGGTTATCACAAAACTAAGTCTGGTAAGATTGCTAAGAAAGGTTTGTACTACAACATTAATAAAAAGAAAAAAGCAGGTACATCAAAATCTAAAAAGAAATCTACGATCTCCGCTAAAGCTTATAAGAATATGTTAATGGGATTTAAAAAATAATTATTCTTTTAATTATTATATAACAATCAGCACAGTAATATATTTTATTCTCTACGATAACTGCATCCTTTTTGCATTTACAACACTTGTGCATTAGCTAATAAGTTTTTCAAACTCTTGCCATAATGATTGCTCTGGCGACCAAAATCTTTTCTGTTGTCTTTTCATTTCAATAGAATGTAGAACTGTAGTATGATCTTGTCCAAAATATTTACCTATATCTGTTAGGTTCATGTGATATTTTTCATACAATAAATTATGGATTACATTTCTAGCTCTGACTATATCTGAGGTCCTACTCTTATTCATTAAAGTTTCTTTGTGTACTTCAAAATGTATGCACACCTTATTAATAATACTTTGAACATCAGATGGTTTAGGTTTTGTAATCTTATAACCAACAATCTTTTTTACATTACTGTCTTGTATCTTTTCTTTTTGCAAGACATTTGCTGCATATAAAAATCCTTCCGAGAACCCTACCTCATATAATCTTTCTTCTTGGCTCGTAAGAAGGTAAAATGCTTTTTTAACTTTGTATATAAAATTATTTTGGTCTAAGCTTTTGATGTGTTTATTATAATGTGTGCTTACATTTATGGTCATAAATCCCCTACAGTTTTTTTTTGTTTTTTTTATCAATGTAAACTAATGACTATTTAGCTGTCATTAATTTTTCTTTTGCCTGCTCAATTTGCCAAATCAAATTAAAAGAGTCTTGTTGTTTTTGCTCAACTCTTCTCTTGGCTTCCAAGTATTCTTCATGTGCTTTCGCTTGAAGGTCCTTGAGTTCTTGCAGACGAGTCTTTAGCTCGTTCATCTTTCTCCTTTTTTACTTTTGTAAAATCTACTTTTAAGTTTTCGATCTTACATTCTACATATTCACCCTGTGCGTTGGGATCTGCAGCTTTCTGCACGTCATCAAATCTTTCAACCAGTTGGAAACTAGCTTCGCCAGATTTAATTCTTATATATTTATTCATTTTTATCTCTTTTGTCTATATCTTTTTTGTGTAGATTAAAGGTCATATCATTGTAGATAGATAGATCATGGTAGTTATCTGCCTTATAACCCCTGGTACTTCTAAACAATTTAAGTGTCATCATGATCTGACCTACTTGATATGGTCTTAGTTTTTTCTTTAAGTTATCTGCTAATATTAAAGTAAATAGATCAGCAAGTATAGTAAAATTGTATTGGTAATCCCCATAATCTTTTTGACGATCATTAACTATTTTCTTTTTAATCTCTTTGTCTATGTCTGTTATCTTCATAAGGTTTAAAGGCGTGGCAAGGAAAAAACAATTAAGGGAGCTTTAGCAAAGAAAGGGAAAGATGCTAATATGATTAACCCAAAAAAACCTCGCCACACCATTGAACTACAATTCTAAATTAGTAGTTGTAGTTAGTTTTATTATACGCTGATCCTTGACCTTTTGCAAACCTGTTATTATTAGGTGCGAAAGATTGCTGCGGTCCTCTCGGTTTGGCAGCACCAGAACCAGTATTTGATGGTGTCAAGACTACATTGATAATGCCTGTAGGATTACCTTGCTCGTCAAGATCATCAAATCCTGCTTGGTTGTACCACTCTTCTCCAATCTTAACACCTATTCTCCAGGTTTTACCCTCTGGTGATTTTGGATTAATGGGTGCAACAAAACTTGGTCTGTTGTCTCCTGCTTGTTTGTCTTGGTTGTGTGTAAGTTTTATATATATCTTATCACTCATGTTATACTCCTTGTTGGTTTAGTTGTGTTTCATGTGTCTCATACAAATCTGTGATCTGTCTGTACACACGAACATTATTGTTAGGATCAAATAAGCCAGGATTTTCTTTTTTAAATTTCCTAAGAGCATAAATATCATTAATAGATTTTATGGCATCTCTTACTTGATTCATATCAATGTCCATATCGACATTGGCATGAGCTGTACCACTTGGTTTTTGTTGTGGAATTTTATTGGTAGGTTTAGGTTCTTCAAAAGGTTTTGCCTTGTAACCATCTTCATTATCTAAACCTGTTTTTAAATTAAGTGCATTTAAGAAAGCATACTTCTTAGCATAAGACATACCATTACCTGTCCCAAATTTATCTAAGTTTCCCATGGCACTACATCCTTCAATATCAACATGACTTGTAGGATCTTCGATGTCATGTATTCTCATTGAACAAGTAACCATGATAAAAGTTTCTTTAACATAGTTAGTGTAAGTACAGATAGGATATAATCCATTGTTTAGTAATGACTCCATCGCCACCTTCTGCACCTCATCGTGCTGCAAAGGATTGAAATGCATACCAGGAACTTTCTTTCCTTTTGCTACACCTCCTGCTTCACAAGCAGCTTTATGTAATTTTTGATATATGTTTAGTTTCATGTGTTTAACCCCCATAGTTTTTTGATTTGTTTTTTTTGATCGTCTATTAAATCCCTATAATAAAAAGGATGATTTAATTCTGGTGGTTCTGCAAAGTGTGCTAACTTCTCTAAGCTACCTTCACAGAAAACAATTAACTCTTCCCATGACTTTAATCTTTGTGTCATAAGATGGTATTGTTCTTTTAAATAATCTGGTCTAAGCATATCGTGTCCATCATCAAAGATGGTATATTCATTTTCATTTACATAAAACAAAAAAGGTTTCTTTTGTGTGCAATGAAAATAGAATGCCACTTGAGAAACGTGCATTGGATCTGGATCGTTAGGTAGCTGCGTTGTTGCCATGTAGTATTCATCTTTACCTCTACGCTTTTTAATACTAACTGGTTTAGTCTTAGCTTCTCCTATGATGTCATTGCTTTCATAATCGATACGACCAATAATATCATGGATCATGTCTTTGCTTTTGCTAGACACATATCTTTCAGCAACTAATTTTGCATCACCAAATATTTCTTTAACACATTTCTTCATGTTCTCGATTGTTGGATGTGCAAAGCTAATCATCATCTCTCTTGCAAGTTTATCCTTGTCATCTACTGGTTTACTATCTTTATCTATTGCATCTAACTCTTGCTGAAATACTTCTTCGTAGTTTTTATTTTCTAAAGTAATTTTTTTTTCACCTTGATATAAAACATCACACAATAATCTTTGAGCTGTGTTGTTGACTAGATTTCCAAAGGGTGCTTTGTATCTTATCTTGAAAGTTCTTCTTAACTTCTGTGGTAAAGAATAATTACAAATTAATCTTGTAAAGTTTTGTGAACTGCTTGGAGACCAATGATCTAATCCTTCGCCACCATTGAAATTAATAAAATGTTTTTTTAATGTTTCTTTTAAAATCATATTTCCTTTCGTTTTTTTTAAATATTTATACAGATAAATTTTTACTTGTCAAACTGTTTATATGCTATATATACAACCTAAAAGGATAATAAAACAAAGGAGAAATATGAAATTAAGCGAGTATCGTAAGAAAGAAAAAATATCTCACTACGAATTAGGTAGGAGATTAAACTTAACAGGAATTAATCCTGCCACTAATGTGCAACGATGGTGTTTAGAGTCAAAGGAAAAAAGATTTCCTAAACCAAACATGGTTAAAAAAATTTTAGAAGTAACTAAAGGTAAAGTAACTTTACAGGATTTGTATGAAGCATGGTGGGACTATGAAGAAAGCAAATAAGTTTCCATATAAAAGAGTTAAAATTTATTGGGTTGATATTGTATCGAACTCTGAGTGGATGAGTTTAGACAAAGCAAAAGATCAAGTCTATTCTTGGTGTGAAGATACAGGTTATTTATTATACAAGGACCAGAAGAAACTTATCATATTTGCATCGCATAGTTTTGACGATGATGGAACATTAACAGTTGGCAACACTACAGTATATCCAAGATCTGTTGTCAAAAAAATAGAGGTATTAAAATGATTGATAAAGATAGAAGCAAAGCAATGGTAGTTTTAAGTTTAGGAGCAGGAGTACAAAGTTCTACTATGGCAATCATGGCAGCTAAAGGAGATTTGCCTAATGTTGATTGTGCAATTTTTGCAGACACAGGTTATGAACCTAAAGCAGTTTATACTTATTTAAACTTTCTTTCAAACATATTACCTTATCCAATATTTAAAGTTAGAAAAGGAAACATAAGAGATGATATGTTAGCTGCTAAAGGTACAACTAATTTTGTAGTAGCACCATTCTTTACACAAAATAAAATCACAGGTAAGAAAGGTATGGTCATGAGACAATGTACTAATGATTATAAAATCCAACCTATTAGAACTAAGATAAGAGAACTATCTGGTGTTGCTAAAGGTAAACACTTTCCTAAAGATAAATATGTTGAACAATGGATTGGTATATCAACTGATGAAGCTGGTAGAATGAAACCTGCTAGAGATAAATATATTTTAAACAGACATCCATTGATTGAAGCTGAAATGTCAAGACAAGATTGTATTGATTATCTTAAAAAGCATGACATACCTTTACCAGAAAAGTCAGCTTGTATTGTATGTCCATATCACAATGATGCTTATTGGCATTTTATGAAAACTGAAAGACCAAGTGAGTTTGCTGACGCTGTTGATTTTGATAAACAAGTTAGAAATATATCTCGTAAAGAAGATGAACAACTATACTCTCATAGATCTTGTAAACCTTTAGATGAAGTAGAGTTTGATAAGAAGGAAACAGACAAGCAGTTAGATATGTTTAACAATGAGTGTGAAGGAATGTGTGGAGTATGACCTATGAAGGTATCTTTGATGAAACTGATTGTAAGAAAGAATTAAAACGAGCAAAGAAGTTTATAGAAAAACAAGCTAACATAATTTTAGCATTAGAAAAAGAACTAGAAGAAAAAGAAAACGAAATAATAATAATAAAAGAAAGGTTAAAAAGTGAGAAACTTATTCGAAACAATAATTGATGTAGGTAGTGGTTTATTCTTATCTACTTTAATCCAGCTATATATATTTCCATTCTTTGATTTGCATCCAACAGTATTAGAGAGCTTTCACATAGCAGTTATCTTTACAGTTATATCTATGATGCGTTCATGGTTTTGGAGAACAGTATTTACAAGGAGGAGAAAATGAAGTTAAAACTATTAGATCTATTTAGTGGAATAGGTGGGTTCAGTTTAGGATTAGAAAGTACAGGACAGTTTGAGACAATCGCATTTGTAGAGAAAGATGAGTTTTGTCAGAAAGTTTTAAAGAAAAATTTTAATAACATACCAATAGAAAGTGAGGTTAGAAATGTCAAAGGAGATAGATATGCAGCAGATATTATTACAGGAGGATTCCCATGCCAACCATTCTCAGTCGCAGGAAAGAGAAAAGGAACAGATGATGACCGCTACCTCTGGGATGAAACTATTAGAATCATCAGAGAGTGTAAACCTAGATGGTTCATTGGGGAAAATGTTGAAGGCATTATTAACATCCAAGAAGGCATGGTCCTCCGACAGGTGTGTGATGACTTGGAAAAAGAAGGTTTCGAAGTCCAATGTGTTGTTATTCCAGCTTCAGGCATCGGTGCGTGGCATCAAAGGAAAAGAGTCTGGATTCTTGCCTACTCCGAATACAATGGATCACATAGATCGAAAGGGAATGAGACCATCGAGAGCAGCAACGAACAGGAAAAGCGGTTATCTGTCAGAGATGATCAAGATGTACCCAACACCAACTCAAGACTCAGCGTCAGAGAGAACGAAGAAGTACAAGCAAGGGGGAACACCTCTACCTTTAGCGGTGAAGATGTACCCAACTCCGACAGCATCAGACATCGAAGGTGGAGCAGCGAAGGATGTACAAATGAAAGATGGTCGTTTCTTTCGAGAGAACAAGAAGGGAGAGAGGTGGGGAGTGAAGCTGAGAGATGCGATGGAGATGATGCCAACACCAACAGCGAGGGATCACAAAGACATGGGGTATCAACCAACATGGAAACCAAGCAGAGACAAGTCAGTTCCAAGAACAGTATTGAAGAACAACAAACCTGGTGGGAAGCTCAATCCGACATTTGTCGAAATGTTAATGGCATATCCTATGAATTGGACAAAGATCGAGCCAACAGAATTAAAAGTCTCGGAAACTCAATCGTTCCCCTCATCGCAAGAGAACTTGGACTCGCCATCATCAAAGCAGAAGAGGATGTATAGAACCCCTACTGCTATGGATATAGCGGAGGATAGTTTTGTCTTTGCTGCCAAACTTTTGAAAGGTAAAATAAATAGAAGTTCTAATTCTAGGGTACAGATAACTTTATCTACTGATGTGGCTATGGAATATTTAAAATCCAATCCACACTTAATTGATGAGTATGATAAACCATTTAAAATTAGACCTAACTTACCCAATAAGTTTGAGTTTATATCTTACCTTAAATCTAATAGTACGATCAAAGATTTAGCTAATAAAACTGATCTACCTAAGACAAAGATTGAGCATTGGTTTAGGAAAGATAAATGTTTTTCCTATCCAAGTATTGAGGATTGGAATAAGATAAAACCACACTTAAAAAAAATACAATTTGATGATGAGCTCACTTATGAGATTGATGAGGATTGGAAATCTTAATGGCTAGATGGACTTATGCCTTTTCAAATGGCAGCTATAACGATTGGCATAGAAAATACGATGGTATTGCTATGATTGATATAGATTCTATTGAGTGTTGTCCTAAATGTTATGAACCTTTGGCGGTCCTTGAGACTTGCTTTGACAAGGGACAGAAATATAAGGCTACAACCCTTGCAAACATAGTCGGTAAACGCTTAAATATACCTGTATTTTTGGTGTTCTATAAAAAACTGACACATGATACCCTAACTTTTAGGATCAAGCGTATAACAGGCTCTCAGACAGAGTTTGAGGTTATGAACGAGAACCAATGGCTATCTATCTTGCTAGACCTCCAAGAGAACCATAGAAAAGTATGTAATGATAAAAACTAG